CGTTGTCCATGCAACTCTATCCCTCAACTTTTACTTCAGCAACAGCTGAGGACCAGTGGACAAGGCGAGACTTCGACTTTGATACAGACGAACCAAACGAGTTGCGACGTCTTGCTTACCTGAAATTAAAGCAACATTGCTACCCAGCCATCACATATGAAGTAGATGGCTTTGTGGACGTAGAAATCGGGGACACGGTCCAGATTTATGATGATGGATTTAGTCCAGCTTTAATAGTAAAAGCACGAGTTACCGAACAGAAAATCAGTTTTACAAATCCGGCAAGTAACAAAACCACTTTTGCGAATTTCAAGGCTCTAGAAAATAAGTTATCAGATGGCATTCAGGCTGCCTTTGAGCGACTTTTCGAAGCATCCAAGCCCTACACTATCAAGCTAGCTACAGACAACGGTATAGCCTTTAAAAATGGCCAAGGTCAGACCATTGTGACCCCTACCCTCATAAAAGGGAACAAGGTCATCAATAGCGGCTGGCGCTGGGTCGTTGATGGTGTAATCAAAGCCACAAGCCCTAGTTACATTGTCCGAGCCTCTGACATCAACCAAAAGATGGTTTTGACGGTGTCAGCATGGATTGATAACAAAGAGGTAGCCTCTGAGCAGTTGACTCTTATCAATACGTCTGATGGTCTCCAAGGTCAAAAAGGGGATACAGGACCGAAAGGAGACCCTGGTCCCAAAGGTGACCGAGGAGAAAAAGGCGAAAAGGGGGACCGTGGGGAGCGTGGGCTACAAGGACTCCAAGGCTTGCAAGGTGCTAAGGGTGACCAAGGTATCCCTGGAACTAAAGGAGCTGATGGCCGTACACAGTACACTCACATTGCCTACGCTGACTCTATTTCAGGTAGTGGATTTAGCCAGACTAACGCTGACAAGGCCTACATAGGGGTCTATGTTGATTTCAACTCAACCGACAGCGTCAATCCTGCTGATTATCGCTGGACGAGATGGAGAGGTTCAGATGGCTTAAATGGTAAGGACGGCCCTCAAGGTATTCCAGGTAATCCTGGAGCAGATGGACGGACTCCATACTTTCACCGAGCCTGGGCTAACTCCGCTGACGGTCGTGATGGTTTCAGTACAACTGATAGCACAAATAAGCGCTATTTAGGGACGCTAACGGATTTCACTGAGGCAGATAGTCAAAATCCTGAACTGTACAAGTGGACAGCTCTCTTTGATAATGTCCAGGTTGGCGGAAAAAACTATATCAGAAATGCCTCATTTCTCTCTGGAGAGAATAAGTGGAGCAGAGCCTCTGTAAATGGATTAGCGTATAATTTCACTCATTCTGCAGCTAATAAGGGCAGGCCAGGCTTACATATGTTTAGCGAGAATGATACGGTCATTCCTCGATGGAAAGGAATTTACCAAAAAATTCCATTGTCTCAGCCGGCCGACACTCCGGTCACTGTTTCAGCATTGTTTGCAAAAGATGGAGCGCCTCAAGAGGCCCACATTGGGATTCACTTCTTAAAAGATGGAGTCATCACCAGACAATCATGGCTTGATATACCTACTTCCCAAATAACCGACAAATACCAGCGTTTCTCTCTTTCAGCAAAGCACGATGTACCATTTGATGAACTCAGAGTCATGCTCTATGTCGGATATGACAAGATTGTCAATCTGTATGTTACAGATGTTCAGCTTGAAATTGGCAATGTAATGACTGATTTTAGATTGTCAGATGAAGACGTGCAAGAGACTATCAACTCTAAAGCTGACCAAGCACTAACTCAGGAGCAACTCAATGCTCTAAATGAGAAAGCTGGAATTATTCAGGCTGAGCTTGAGGCTAAAGCTAGTGCTGACACGCTTGATAACTGGATAAAGGCTTACAAGGACTTTGTCAACGCAAACGAGAGCGCAAGAGCACGAGCTGAAAAAGATTTGATTGCAGCTAGTCAGCGTGTTTCTAATATTGCTAAGGACTTAGGAGAATTGTCTGACCGCTGGAATTTCATCGATACCTATATGAGTTCCTCAAATGAGGGGCTTGTGATTGGTAAGAATGACGGTAGCTCTAGCATGATGTTCAATCCTAACGGACGAATTTCAATGTATTCAGCAGGGGTTGAGGTCATGTATATTTCACAAGGGGTCATTCATATCGAGAATGGTATTTTCTCTAAAACAATCCAGATTGGACGTTTTAGAGAGGAACAATATCATATCAACCCTGACATGAACGTCATTCGTTATGTAGGATAGAAAGGAGTAAAATGGCTAAATTTAGTAACTCAAGTGGGAGCTTGTATCTCAATGTTTATGTAGAGCAGGGCTCTCAGAGTATCACGGCGAACACCTCAACCGTCAACTGGCGGATGACAGTTAGCCGTACAGGCGCCTACTACACTCATAACCATCAAGGAGACAGCACGTTGTCTCTCAATCTTGATGGTCAAAATGTGCATTACAGCTACCCGACGTGGGAGACATCAGGCGAGGAGTATACGCTGGCTAGTGGATCAAGTACAATCAGCCACAATGCAGACGGGACTAAAACGCTCCCTATTTCTTGTACGTTCAACCCCAATAACGGGCTGCATGGGACTATTACAGTATCAGCAAGCCTCAGTCTGACGACTATCCCACGCTCTAGCTCTGTAAGCGTGAGCGCTGGAGTTATTGGTAGTTCAGTTACTATCAATATTAACCGTCAAAGTTCAAGTTTCAAGCATACAGTACGTTATTCTTGGGCTGGCAAAAGTGGAACGATTGCAACGAATGTAGACACATCCACTAGCTGGACGATCCCTCTTGACTTTGCAAACGACATCCCAAACTCAGCGACAGGGACAGGTACAATTTACGTTGATACCTACTCAGGATCTACCAAGACAGGCACACAGTCAACCACATTCACGGCAAGCGTGCCAGCAAATGTGAAACCCACATTTACAGGAGTTTCCCTGTCGGACCTAAATAGTGCGGCTCAAAACCTCATCCCTAAGTCTGATACGTTCATCCAGGTAATCTCTAACATCAAGGTAGCTTTTAATGGTGCGGTCGGCTCTTACGGCTCATCCATTACTGGATACTATGCCGAAATCGTCGGCAAAAACCAGTCTACAAACTCAAACGGTGGCAGTCTTGGCATTATGAATTATCACGGCACCATCAAAATCAGAGCTAGCGTGTCTGATAGTCGTGGACGCTGGTCTGATACCAGAGAGGTATCTGTCACAGTGCTTGAGTATTTTGCTCCTGCTCTTAGCTTTAGCATAGCAAGAACAGGCTCAACCTCTAGCACCCTAACAGCTACGAGAAATGCCAAGATCGCTCCTCTGACGGTTGCTGGGAGTCAGAAAAACATAATGTCGCTGACTTTCAAGGTTGCTCGACTTGGGACTACTAACTTTCAAGCAGACTCAGGCCCAGCCACTGGATCCTGGACAAGTATCTCAAATCTAGTCAATTCTCAGGCTAATCTAGCAGGCAATTATCTAGCTAATCAATCGTGGGTTGTAATCGGAACACTTGAGGACAAGTTCACTCGTACTGACTTCATGGTCAATGTGCCTACGGAGAGCGTAGTCTTGTCTTACGACCGCTCAGGAGTGGGCGTCAACAAAATCAGAGAGCGTGGTGCTCTTGATGTAAAAGGTGATATATACGCCAACGACCAGCCTATTCAGCAGTATCAACTGACGGATAACAAAGGTTTTGGAAAACAACTTAAACAGGACTTTAATTCTGTTAAAGAGACTGGAGTACGGTGGATGGATGGCTCCTCTCCAAACAATCCGTTTGGTGGAGCGTGGGGGATGTTAGAGGTATTTAGGCCAAATCCAAACACAAACGAGTGCATTCAACGTTTCACAACGTCTGTAGGATATATGGCTGTTAGGGAGAATGGGTTTGATAATAATTGGAGACCATGGCGCTATGTTGCTCAACAGTCAGAGTCGACTAACAATGCTGACTATGTCAGCTCAAAAAAACTAGCCACAAGAAAAATTGAGTTAGGATGGTATGTGAACGGCATTGCTACAAGAAATGGCAACGTGGTTACAATTTCGACAGAAAGAAAAATCACGAATATCAACACAGTTTCAGATTATCGAGAAGTCAAAGAAACGATTCCAGTAGGGTTCAGACCAACTCAAGAGGTTAACTTTATCTTACAAGGATTGTCTGACTCAACAGTAACTGGAACGGCTATCTTACACCTTGCAACAGATGGGAAAATCCGTTTGACAAGTAAAGCACAGGGAAATAAGTATTGGACGGGTACAGTAACCTACATTACAAATGACCCTTACCCTTAATAAACGAAAGGAAAATATATGAAATTAGAATATGGGACAAAATCCTTGGAATATGACGGTAGCGGAACAGCGTCCACCACCAAAGTCACGCTAGTCAACTCAGACGGTGCTTATGTGCCCGTCTTTCTACCAGCTGACAAAATCGGTTTGTCAAATACAGAGCTTTTTGAGATGGCTCTTGAAGTTTTGTATCAGGAAAACTTTCCAAACCGAGCAGAAACCGAAAAATTCAGCAAGGTGGATGAGCAACTAAAACAAAACAAAGAAATGGCTGTCAAGGTGGAGCAAGCGACCGTAGAGAACAAGGAAAACCTTGATGCGGCCTCAGAGATCCTTGAGATCATGATCGCTTTGTCAGTATCTCAAAATGGAGGTATGCCTACTTTTGCTTATGGAAAAGTAGCAAATTTCATCAAGCCACTTGTGAAGAGCACACGCTACTCAAACGGAGACATCATCTCAGGCGCTTATCCATTTGATACCAATCTCAAATGGCCTAAAGGTACACAAACTATTTTCAAGTTTCAAATGCAGGCCACAGAGGGCTACACATACAAAGAGCAGTCACTTGCTGAAATGCTTCAGCAAGGTGTGCTTACTGTGGTCATGCCACGTATTGATTAGAAGGAGGTTGTATGCAAATCGAATTTTTCAATTTTTTAAGAAGTGTCGTCCAGACTGAGGACGGACTGGTCTTGTACGCTCTAGCTTTGATTGTCTCAATGGAAATCATTGATTTTGTAACAGGGACAATTGCTGCGATTGTCAACCCCGACATTGAGTACAAGAGTAAAATTGGCATCAACGGACTCCTTCGTAAGATTTTAGGAGTTCTCTTGTTGATGATCCTTATCCCGATGTCCGTTCTACTGCCTGAAAAGACAGGCTTCCTCTTCTTGTATTCAATTTACCTCGGGTACATTGCATTTACTTTTCAATCCCTCATTGAAAATTACCGTAAATTAAAAGGAAATGTTACTCTTTTTCAACCATTTTTAAAAGCATTTCAGCGATTGATTGAGAAAGACGAAGATAAAAACAAAGGAGAATAACACATGATTAACTGGAAAGTACGTTTTAACTTAAAAAACAAAACATTTTTATTGCGAGTAGCATTCGCACTAGCTTTGCCAATTCTCGCATATTTTAATCTTAAACTGGAGGACTTGGTAAGTTGGGGAGTCATTTTAGACTTGCTTGGCAAATTCTTTGCGAACCCTTATCTTGTGGGTTTGACGATTGTAAATATCCTAAATATCATTCCCGACCCAACAACATCAGGAATTTCTGATAGCAAACGGGCTCTTGAATATCAAGAGCCAAGCGAAGATTAGGAGAAAACAATGAAGAAAAACGACTTATTCATCGATGTATCTAGCCACAACGGATA